CAGGATACATTATATAATTTCTTTTTATTATATATTAAGTATTTGCAAGGCTTTCACAACCATATATTATTATTTATAATTACATATATAGTAGAAGAAAACCCCCACCAAAACCCCATAAAAATAAGGGTGGCAACTAAGCCACCCTACTTTCTTATGCTATGCCTACACAATATCTTGCTGACACATAACCTACTCTAGGTATCTTATACCAAGTTCCCTCGATATTCTTAACAACTTCTTCTACGTATATTTTAGATCCATCTCTATAGCTTGATACCTTCCTGTATCCTACACCAGGACCCATTCTAACATTTAATACATCCCCTGGGGTCTTAGTCCTTACAGAGTAACCCCCCCTTGAGATATTCGTATTGACCTGCACTGGTGTCTGTCCTAAATACTTCTTAACCTTATCAAGGAACCTATTCCAGCCCAAATCTAGTGTCTTGTGAGGGCAATACTTACCAGAACAGTACTTGTGAGTAACCACTCTATCTATTCCCCAGCCTTTAGATTTTAAGATAGCTGCTGTATATTTAGCTGCGTTTTCTTCTGCCTTAGCAAAGTCACTAGAATTACCCGTTGACCTTGCAATCTCAATGCCTATATAATGCCTATTGCCATACGTTGCTCCACAGTGCCAAGCATTACGATTGAATGGGATACACTCATATATAGCTGACTCGTCCACTACAGTATGAAAGCTAGTCCAGTTGGAGTTACCCACCATGTAAGACGCTTCAGCTTTTGCCTTAGCGCTGTTATAAGTATTATGAATAACTATCTTTTCTGGGGTCATTGCATAGGTCTGTTTCTTGCCCCTATTCCATGCTGGCACCGGAAAATCATATATTGGTACACCACAATTTAATCCGTTCATTACATCAGCCCTTCTTTCTTCAACTCTTCAATATCTTCTTTGGATAGTCCGTCAAGTTCTGTATCTTTTGGAAAATCATTATCCTCTAAATTTTTCTTGTAAAGCTCCTCGTCAAACTCAATTACATGAATACTAGTCATTTTTACCTTCCTTTCTGAAATATAAAAGGCAGCCTTTCGACTGCCCGATAACCCTGTATCTATTTCCTAAATGTCTGTATATATAGTTGGCTACCTAGGACACACACACCAGTCACTAGCACACCTTGAATTATACCTTGTACTATATCCTTGCCTATGATACTGCATAGGATACTAGCCACAAGTAGCAAGAACCAAGGTATTATCTCATCCTTAATTCTTGATTTTTTTAGCAGTACACCCAGCACATATATTACTGGGATTAGTATCATAAAACTTTCATTTATAAATTTCAATAAATTAAACTCCATTTATTTCTTCTCCTTCCATTGGTAAATTAATGCATTCTGTATATATTTTCTTAGCAACACCATTACCATCTAAATTCTTGTAAGAAGTATAAAAATACTCCAAATCTCTAATTTCCTGCTTAGTGATATATCCTCTCTGAATTATCCTGTCCCCTTCTGCACATATACGATAGTAAAGAATGCTTTGAATTCCCATCATCATAGCGTGTTGTTTAACTTTCCAACTCTCATGGTCTATTAATATTTTTTTATATAGACTCTTGAAGATAAAAAGTATGAAAGCCAAGACTATAGCATAAGCAATCTGAAATCCCCATTGCGTTAGTATCTGCACCATCTTAATCACCTACTTTTTAATTTTTACATCTTTTTGTTTGGTACCATTATATTCCTCCTTACTTTTTAGCCAACATTAAATAACCCATGAAAACTGCAGGAAACTGCCCTAACATGAACTCAATCAAGAATTCCGGTGTTTTCAAATACATTCCCGACCTAGTTATCCGCACATAATGTAGTTTAAATACCGGTGGCTTATTAGCAGTTTCAGAACCATTTTTTATGCTTACAACCCTCCAACTTTTAAATTTCTTAGTATATATAATTAAGTCGTATATGTCGTCTGCAATTTTCTTTAAATAGACTCTATCAAAAAGATATTTTTTATTTGTTTTATCCATCTCGTCTTTACAGTATAAAATAGGCTTGTATTCGGTGTAGCCAGTCAAGTTTCCTCCTCTATCCCAAACAATATTGGCATCAAGCAGAACCTTAGATATATTTTTATCTCCGTATTTTAAGTCTTTTAGTTTAGGTATCATAAGCCTACTCCTTAATAAATACCAAGGTATCACTTGTGATACTATCTTTTTGCTCATCATACTCTGTTTGAGTGCCTACCCATATCTTGACTGGCCTAGGGTCTGATGTGTTGTAGTTGGTGATTTCTCTGGCTGTATATGAAGTATCACCTTTGTCACCCTTAGGCCCTCGCTCTCCATTGGGCCCTGTTGGCCCTTGTGGACCTTGTGGACCTTGTGGTCCCCTATCTCCGGTAGCTCCCTTAGGACCTCTTATATTACCTAACTTGAACTTCGCCATTGTATACCTCCTACTCTGCGTACTCTACCCATAGATTCCCGCTTTCGTCTAGTGAAAACGTCGGTTTTAGTAGGTCTCCTTTAGGTCCCTGTTGCCCCTGTGGTCCTTTCTCTCCTCTAGGACCCTGTATACCTGTAGCCCCTGACAAATCTACTATGAATGAAAAATCAGTCTTACCCTTGACGTATAACTTTGCGTTGTCTTCGTCTTTAACATCACCGGTGTTAATTAATACCATTTTACCTTCTTCGATATTGGACTTGTCGGAGTTCATAGCTGATATAGAATTATATATCTTATGAATTTTAAAAGGCTCTCCTGCGTCTCCCTTAGGCCCCATTTCTCCTTTAGCTCCTGCGTCTCCCTTAGGTCCTGTTTTACCCGGTAATCCTTGCTGTCCTTGTGGCCCCTCTGGTCCTCTTTCTCCTATAGGACCTTGCTGTCCTGTTGCACCTACCGGCCCCCTTTCTCCCATTGGTCCCTGTGGTCCTATTGGCCCAATTTTTCCTTGTGGTCCCTCTTCTCCTCTAGGTCCCTGTAATCCCTGCTGTCCTTGTGGTCCCTGTGGACCTCTTATATTACCTAAATTAATTCTTTTTGCTGTCATGTGATTACCTCCTTTTAATTTTCAATATCCACATATATATTACCGGCGTCATCTATCACGAAATTTAACTCCGGTGGTTTTGCTTTCAATGAGTTTAAAAAGTCGTCTATACTTTGCGTCTTATCTTCCTGTTTTTCTAGCCATACTTCGTATGCTGACTTACCATCATTACCCTTAGCTTTCTCCGATATATCCTGTAAGATGTCATTGTATCTTTTCTCTACAGTATCTAATTTTTCTAGTATATTTGTCGCTGATACTTTAAAATTTTCTATAAAAATTAACAACTGGTCACCATTAATTTCTTTTAGCTTATCGGCTTGACCAGTTATTATCGACTCCCCCACTTCTATGATATATGTTCCTGATTTTAATAGTTTATCGTTATCATAGATTAGTAACTCTGATTGATATATGCCTGACTCCAATGATGGAAAATAAATATCCACAAATCTATTCTTAGAGTCAATTTCTATAGCTTCATTTTCAAAAAGCTTATTTTCGATTTTGATATAATTTTTGAACTTTAAATCCTTTAAATCCTTTAAATCCATATCTTTAACGAGCAACCGTATGCCTCTAGCTGTTTCACCTGCATTGATTTTAAATGTTCTATCGATTCTAGCTGATGGATATAGATTAATTTGTCTTAAGCTTTTTAACATCTACTCACCTTCTTTCTTAAGTAGTTTTTTAATTTCTTCTAGTTCATTTTCTAGTTTATTAACTTGATCCTCCAGGGCCTCACGTTTTTTCATTTCTTCTTGTAAAGTCACTATAGTAGCAAAGTTTATATTATTGCTATTTACTGTATAGTACTCACCGACTTCATTGACTATGTAATTTTTCAACTCTGGAAACTGTTCTATAATATCTTGGGCGATGACTGAAATTTGCTTATGGTCTTTTTCCTTATCTGATTTATAGTAAAACTCTGCTATATCAACATTTTTTATAAAGTTAATTAGCTTTGATGTCATGCCCTGGCTCAAGTATTCAATATCTGTTTTTAGTCTTCTATCTGACGTACTCCACTGCATCTCATATGTTACTATTCCCATTCTTGCTACTTGTCCGATATAACATTTAGCTTCTAAGTATGCATCATACATATTGAATTTTCCTATTCCTCTACCCCTATCACCAAAAAATTCTAAGTCATATTGTTGCCTAGGGTCAAAATGAAAAACCTGACTTCCATTACTTAGAAGAGAAAAAGCAGCCTTCTTTGTAAGCCTTAGATATGTACCCGCATCAACCTTTAATCTGAGACACTTAGTTCCCTCTGAATCAACGTTAGTATCAACACTCATACAGTTATTGTCACCAGGGCTATAGCCTCTCTCTAATACAATTCTATTGTTGTTCCCCGGATACAACATATCGGTTGTTATAGCCCCTGCTTCTATTTCATCAGCCTTTATCTTTGGTAACTTCACTTCACCTTTATTATTCCACTGTATCATACGGTCCGCATTACCTATCCAACCCGCACCATCTGGTCTCATATTCCATAGAACTAAACCATTTGATATACCACATAAACCTGTAAAATCTGTATATGATCCAAATAGATTTTTAGCCCTAATACCCGACCCTATGTATATGCCTGTTCTCGAATACTGACTGTCCTTGTTTGTTCCTACAAATAATTCTGGTGTAAACACGTACTTTCCTGATATTTCAGTTGCTTTTCCATCCCAAGCTTTTAGTGCTGGTGGCAAGTCGACCATACTACCGTCTCTACCAGGTGGTCCTTGTTTTCCAGGCGGTCCTTGTTTTCCAATCGAGTCTTGTTTAGATGGGTACCAGTCTACATCATCTGGGATAGGACTTTCTGATAAAATAATCCAGTGTATTTCACTAAATTGTCTACAGTCAAATTGAATTTTATGAGGATAAACTTTATGTGTTGTAAATTCTGCTGAGTATATTTTAGGGTTATCCCTATCCAATTCGGTAACTTTCACTAAGTGATCATAATTTGTCCCGTAGTAATACAAAGACATATAATTAGATGTGGCCTTGAACTTTACATAGTATTTTGTATTATTTTTCAAATCTAGATATTGATTTACCTCCACAGCACTGTCAGATGCTTTTACCGCCATTATCCATTTTCCACCAGCAGGTAAAATATGCACTAGTTTCATATCTTCAGCAGACGCTACCTGCCATTCATTTAACCTATATGATGTGTCGCTAGGCTCGTCTTTTGTAAAATCATTGTGAAAATCACCATTGGAAATTAGATTATACTTAAAAGATTCTCCATCTTTACCCTTTAATTCTTGCTTTAATTCCTCTGATAAATCACTTTTTCCGATGCTGCCACTTCCAAATTTCAGTGTGCTGCCATCAAATTTTAGCAAATAATTATCTTCAGATTCGCCTATCAGTAAGGTGCCATCTTCTAAATTCCATTTGACTTTACCACCCTTTAAAGTACCAGCAGATATTACATCAGCTACAAAACCGTCTCCTGTGCCAAACGTAGACCAATTCCAAGAGCCATCGGACTTTTTAGAATTGGCAATCATCATTTTACCAGCACCGACGTAAATAACTTTTGTAGGGTTTTGATCTATAGGCTTATTGAAGCTATAGTATCCAGCAGGTAAGTTATATTCGTTACCTGCCTTTAACTCGTAATTGTAGCCATCCTCATTAAGGTAAGGCTTTGTTATTGCCTCTTGTAGCCTTTTTATATAACTTGCCTGGTTCTTTATACTGGCTTCTTTGAAATCTCTTAGAGCCTGTTCTATACCTCTAAGTTTTTCAGCGTTTGCCCTTCTTTGTTTTTCTGTTGAAGTCTGTATATAGTCACCAAGGGTTATTTTAGTCAACCTATTATCTAGCAAATTTCTTTCTATCTTAAAAGCTCTTGCAGTATAAAATAGGTCTAAATCCCTTCGTATTATTCTGACTTTATCCCCTATACCAACATTACCAATCTTATATACAACCGCTTCAAAAGTGACTCTAGGGCGTGATACTGATACTAATTCATTGTAAGTTAGCTTCAATAACTCCTTCTTGTCTGTACACTCCCCAAACTCGGCTATCCTAGTCTTAGCAGTACCATCACTATAGCCATATAGCTTGCTCATGCTCGGTAACTCTATATATTCTTGACCCAAAGGCTTATCTAGTGGATCACCTTTGGACTTTGACCAAACGACATCTTTAAAGTCTATCTTACGACCAAACCCACCTGTCGCTTGTCCTGATTCGTCAAACTTTTCTTCACCTTTACCGCGTCCAATTAAGGCTGTATATATATTGCTTTTGTTTTCCTCAGCCTTTATATCAATTGCACTAGATCCATAAACTAACCTAAGGCCCGTGTCTCGTCCTGCTTGATTGTATATATCGATATATCTACCTGTTATTTTTTGTCCGTCAAACTCAACCCTATACACAAGTTCGACATTCCACTTAGATATAAAATCACTTAAGGCGTCTAACCTAGTGGAATCATACCAATTTGTAGACCCTATACTGGTAGAATTCACATGTCCAACTTCCCATCTTGAGCCATCTAAAATAATCTCTAGGGCCTGGCTACAAAGCATTTTTGAGGGTCTCTTATCTCTTATATAGCCATAAGCTTTTAGCTCGTCAAAAACGATATGAACGGCCTTGATTAACGTTCTATCAGTAGTATTATTATCAGCAATTCTATACATACAGAATGTATCTTTATTCATATAGTCAAAGTGTCCTATGTATTCGGCATTCTTAACTATTTCGTATTCAATGTCTTTAAGTTCTACATCTAGTGATACCAGGTTATTTAGTATTTCAGTTTGTACGGCGTATACAATTTTTGATGAATTGATTACGCCTATTAATTTTTCGCTAACATCAAATAAATAAAGCACTTTATAACCTCCTATCTCTGTAAAAGACTTCAAAATCTCTAGGTGTACTAGATCCATAAAACTTGCACATAAAAGATATTTTATCTCCATTATTTATTTCAAAGTCTTCTAAATTTGATGCAATATCTAGATATGGTAATAGATTTTCGCTTCCTCTAGTTATAGTTCCTAATTTAACATCAATTACTATTGTTTTATCTCCATTAGAAGCAGGCGCGTCTAAAATAGTTATCTTCTTTCCGGATGTTTCATTTTTCAATATTCCGCCAGTGCTTCCGCTTGGAGATGCTAAATGTATCTTTTCAGGTAAAACCGAATATAAACCAGCGTGGTTTAGTGTGCCATGGCGCCGGTCGATTTTCCTAAGATCATTTGAGTATTTAAATACATCAGTGCAAGTTACTGTAAAATGTCCTACTACTCTATTAATTTGATCTTTAATCTCTTCTATATTTGTGACGGCCCCAATATAAAAATAGTCATCATCACTATAGAATATTTTTATATTTTCACCTTGAAGAGCCTTATTGAGCAGTTCGAACTGTCTATATAGTTCCATGCTAGAATCTGCCTGTAGAAGATACTCCACTTCTAAAAACCTCGGTTTATATTTGATACTTGATATATAACCCCCATCATATGGGACATCAGTATTTACCGATGCCCCAATCGGTAGGGTTGTTCTGCCAAACACATTTAAAGTTGCGTATCCTGTGATAAACTTTTCAAGTGGGCGGTCATTGATATATAGCCAACATGGTTTACCTACCGCTTCTTTCTCTATATAATTTTTTTCATCCATCATTCAATCACCCCTTTAAATTCCATATGCTTCAACAAATTCTATGTTGTTATCTTGCATTTTAGTTATGTCATCAACAAAAGCCCTAAACTTCCTACCGCCTAGGTTCATAATTAAGTTTACAGGTTGCCCCCCTGAAGACACTGTATTAGATGCCTCTGACAAGCTACCATAATCAACATTTGGCATATAAGATATGTCATCTACACCTATACTATGAATAGCTATATCATTCATATTTGAAGTTGCCCTATCAAGTACACTTTGCCCTTTATCTATGCCGACTGCGACCCCAGCAGGTATCCAGCGCCCTACTTCGTTCTCTGATTCCTTGGATGGTGACCCAATGCCTAGTGCAGACGTCATGCCGTCTAAAATACCTTTAGCAAAATCATAAACCTGATTATATAGCCACTGTCCTGCGTTACAAATTCCATTCCAAAGGCCTGTTACTATATCATCTCCTATTTGAAGCATTCTACTAGGTAGCCCTTTTAATCCGTCTACAACGTTATTGAAGAAGTTTGTGGCTCCTCTTCTTGCTGTAGTAATCATATTGTTAGCCCATCTTGCTGTTGATGTTATTACGTTGTTTAAAAATCCTGCAACTCTTCCAGGTAATTGACTGAAAAATTGAACTACTGTATTTACAACATTTGTCCCCATTTGTCTTATACTAGATACCATGTTAATAGTCCATTTTTTTGTATTATTCCATGCGCTGTTCAAAAAATCACTTATTTCACCCGGTAGTTGCGTAAAAAATGACGCTATAGAATTTATAAAATTTGAGCCTAACTCTTTAGCGCTGTTGATCATATTAGTTGACCAATTTTTTACATTATCCCATGATTCTGTTAAGAAGTGTCCTATTTTGTCAGGCAATTCACTGAAAAACTTAACCGCCCCATCTATAATTTTAGGCACCATTTCGATTGTAGTAGATATAATATTCTCCCAACCTTTTATTACGGTGCCCAACAGTTCCCCCAGCTCATAACCAACCTTGTAAGGTAAATCGGTAAAGAAATATACTATACCACTTACAAAATTAGATCCTATTGTACCTATTGTGGTTACAAGATTAGCCCCCCAGGTGATCACGCTTGTTATAACCGCTTGTAGGCCTGATGATATTGTTGTTGGTAGACTAGTAAAAAAGGTACCAATAGATGATATGAAGTTTGTAAATCCAGTTGATATACTTGTCCAAAGATTACTAAATCCCTGTCCAATTGATGTGAGAAATCCTGTAAATCCTGACTTTATACCTTCCCACAAGCCGCTAAAGAAGTTTTTGACACCTTCCCAGGCCTGTTTTATGCCTTCACCAATTTGGTATGCCTTAGCCTTTATAGTATCCCAATTCTTGTACAGCAGTACACCTATAGCAATTATTGCCGCTATTGCTGCAATAGCTATTCCAACTGGGGCGGCTATAGCTCCTATACTTAAACCCGCAGCATCTAACATAAATTTTAGCATTCCAAAGGTAGTTAGTAGTTTGCCTACAAACAATAATACAGGTGCTAATATTGCCGTTATCCCAGCGAATACCAATACACCTTTTTTAACTGGTCCCGGTAATTCCTGGAACTTTTGGGCAACCTTAGAAACTGCTTCAGCAATCTTGGCAACTACAGGCATAGCAACCTCACCAATCGATATCATAGAGTTTTTTATACTCGTAGTAGCCTTTGTAATAGGGTCACTATTAGACATTATCTTGGCCATCTTTTCGGCTGAACCACTAGACCCATCTATAGCCGCAGTCAACTTAGTGTAATCGCCCTCACTAGCATTTATGATGGCAAGCATGCCGGACATTGCTTCTTTACCAAAAATCGATTCTGCCGCTTGTGCCTGCTGCTCCTTGCTCAGCCCCTTAAATGATGTTCTAAGCTGCCCTATAACATCACGTAAAGGTAACATCTTACCTTGTGAGTCTGTCGTATGTATTCCAAGCTCCTGCATAGTTTTTGCCGCTGATTTTGTAGGTGAAGCTAGATTTGTTAAAGCAGCTCTTAGCGTTGTACCTGCCTGTGAGCCCTTAATACCTGCATTAGCCATAAGCCCTACAGCTATAGCGGTATCCTGGACACTATAACCCAGTGTCCCGGCTATAGGTGCGGCATATTTGAAAGTTTCCCCCATCATCTGCACGTTGGTATTGGAGTTTGTAGATGCGGCCGCTAATACGTCAGCAAACATTGCAGTATCCTTGGCCTTAAGTCCAAAGGCTGTAAGCGAATCGGTAACAATATCAGATGTTGTACCTAAGTCTGTGTTGGCTGCAGTAGCTAGATTTAGTATAGGTTTAAGACCGTCGACCATCTGCCCTGTTTTCCAACCAGCCATCCCCATAAATTCGTAGGCTTGACCTGCTTCTATGGCACTGAATTTTGTTCCCTTTGTCGCATCCATCGCGAACTGTTTTAACTTTTGCATTTCTGTTCCAGTAGTGCCCGCTATAGCCTGGACAGACCCCATTTGTTTTTGAAACTCAGAACCTAGTTTTACCGCAGCAGTTTCAAATGCCCCTGCAGCTATAGAAGCAGGTAAAAGAGCTTTACCTGCCTTAGTAAATCTATCCCCCCACCTCATAGCTCCTGTACCAGCTTCAGAACCAGCCTTATCAAGCTTCTTTAACTTCTGTTCAACTTGATTGAGTGCGCCGTCAAATCCTGCTGTAATAGCAGATATTTTTACAGTAATATCATTTGCCATATTTACCCCCTCCTTTCTTTGTAAATTTCTTTTATCCAGTCGTTAGGCTGTGTTTTTTCATATTCTAAAACCTCATTAAACTGCTTTTTAAGTTCTACAACATCTTCTTTTTTATTTTTCTTTTTCCATAACGAAATAGGCTTAGAATTCTTTTTCCTATTCGCATTGTAATAGGCATTATAAGAAGCGTTGGCCATAAGCTGACTGCCTAAAACAGTCTTATTTTCCCAGGCTTTTAGGATGAAATATATTTCTTTTTTTGTTAATTCATTGTAATCCGACTTAGTATATCCAAAATTAGCGACAAAAAAAGCGAACAATGTTACATCACTGTAAGTGTTCGCTTTATTGTCATTGTCGTCATTTTCCTTACCTAAATACTCAAGTTCTACTAAGTCTACTGGAATAAAAAACCACAGTCCTCAACAATCTTGCCAACTGATTGATTGAAAGACTCCAATAATCCGTATTTCTGTAGTATCTCTTCTGCAAGCTCGCCGCCTCTCTGGGCTGAAACCTGGTTCCCGCTTGAGTTGTATAGGGCGATTCCTAACATAACCTTGATACGGCTAACTGGAGGTACTTCCCTTATCAAGTCTACAATAGGCTTTCCGGTAGTATTTTCAAGGGTTTCTATTGTTTTTAAGTTGTATCTTAGTTCGTATATTTCATTTCCTAATTCAAACATATCTTATACCCCCAATCCTGCACTTGCCGGCAAAGCTGGTGCGTTCTCTGCCTTTGATAGGTCAACTAATTTACCACAACCTTCTAAAGTTATCTCGAAAGTAGATGAATCATCAAATGGCGCCTCTATATTATATTCCTTAAGCAGTGCTAGACCTCCGAACATTGGTTTTTTAGCCTTTATATTAACTACTTTTAAACAAACATATGCGTCATTTTCAAAAGCATCATTTAACAGCTGGTGAGTCTCCTGAGTAGGTGAGTAAACCCCATCAGTTTCTATAGACCAGTCTTTTATACCTGGAACCTTAGACTTCCAACCACCGTCAAGAGTTTTAGAGTTGACCTCTATCATTTCCTTTTCTCTGTTTATAGTTAGTGACTGCTGACCTGATATAGCTAATAACTTAGACCCATCTGCGTTAAATACACAAAGTAGAATGTCCTTACCAGCTATAGCTTCCTGCGTTTTTCCTGATATGTCACAATATAAATTGCTTGAGTATTCTTCTATTGCTGCTGCCATATTTTACCTCTTTCTATTTACACTTAAATCCATAACACACTTTTAAACTATACTGTAATACAGCGTGCTTTTCTCCTGTATCCTCTGTTAGTATCTGTAAAACTCCGTCTTGAGTCTGTGATACTAACCAACTTTCACCTTCTAAATCTATTGGCTCTGTTAAAGCCTCTTCAACTTTCTGGATCAAGTTATATATATTTTCTGACGTGTTACCCTCACAAATCGCATGAATATAGAATTTAAAGTCCTCTATATACATTGTCTTTGTCGAATCATCCTGTTTTCCTATAGCCTGAATAACAACAAGCGGATTAGGTTCGTCATCCGGCACAACGTCATAGGCTTTTAAACCTGTCTTTTTCTCAATCTTATCTTTAATGCCTGCGTGTATGTCCCCTATACTTACTTTCTTCAGCATATTTCTACCTCACTAATATTTTTATAGCCTTAGCCACATCATCGACAAATATAGGCTGTTGTAGCCTCGCATTAGGTTCTAAAAATGGCTTGGCTGTCACATAACCGACTTGTTTACCACCTCTTACAATTCTGTGACCATACTCTACAAATGGAGCGTAATACTTTGTGTAACCAAATAAACCTTCAAGGCTTCCTATTGGTCTTCCAAATGCTGAATTTCTAAGTTCTCCGGTATCTTTAGGTGTTAGATCTTTTGACCTCGTCTTCATTTCAGCCAGCGATTTTACCACACAAGCTTTTACAGCGGGTTCATATTTTGATACTTTCTGAATCTGTAGTACAACACCACCCACACCATCTACATTGATTTTAAACTTCATAATTGAACCTCTCAATAAAGCATAGTTTAAATCGTCCTAGGTCCTCAATATACTTAATCTTATATTTAAGCCCCTCAATGCCTATCACGTGGTTAGTTTCCAACTTTCTACTTGGTGTGAGTAGCTTCCTTGTTGTCTTGGTTAGCTCTCTGCCATATAGGTTGACGTCATCAGCGTTCCACTGTGTTAATCGACCATTTATATAGTAAGGGTCACTATACACCGTCCTAGGGTTTCCTAAGCGGTCTGTGCCTACTTCAATCTTCTTATATAATTCTACTTTAACCCACATCATATAAAACGCACCTTTTTTTTAAGTGTCAAATCCTCTTTTTCCTTCTTAGTCAGATAGGTCCTAAATTCGTCATCATACTCACCTAGGATATCTTCAAAAAAGGAAGTATTTAAGGTATCTGCACTCTCTGAGCTAATGCCCTCATAGTATTGACGCCTGTAAGCTTTTACTGTAGCTTCTACACAAATAGAATTAAACAAGGCTGGAAGTACTTCAACTCCTAACCTTAAACATATCCTATCACTTACAGACTGTATTAATTCTATTAGTAATGTGTCATCATCTTCTGTGGGTAGTCTATTTTTTACCCTTTCAAGTAGTACCATCTTACCACCTCATTTACTCAGTATCTTTTTTCTTTCTACCTCTAGGCTTTTTCTCTGGCTCTGCTTCCTCACCATCAACCTTATCCGGCACTGTAACATTCTCTGGGGCTTCCTGCTTAATTTCTACAAGTTCAGCGATCACTCGTCTACCTTGCATATTAGAGCCTGTTAGAAGAGAGTTTAGGCGGTCTTCTGATACCTCTAGTCCTCCCCTAGGATATATAGTACCAGGCGTATACCAGGTATTATTATCCTGTAGGTCTTTAAACGATTCTATAGCTACATACTTCTTCATTTAATCACCCCCCTATACTCCTGTGACCTCACCAACAGTAGCCTTTACTATACCATCAAGCCTTTCAGCAAATAGGACCATTGCAGATGCTGTTACTGTCTCTGCTGTAAGTCTTGTCTTGTTGATGTCATGTGTTACACCTATTAGGCCAGTTTCATCTGTAGTAAAATCAAACGCCTTAGCTATTTCACCAGCTGACATATTAGCGTATGCTAGTATTAAGTTATCTGCAGCAGTAGCGTATACTGTCTTAGCTGGTACGCCTGTAGATATAACTGCAACATCTACCCCCATGAAGTTTTCAACGTACTTAAGTCCAAAAGCTGTCTGTACTGTGATTTTAGCAGTTGCTAAATAGTCAGCTACATCAGCAGGGTTTACAAATGCTATTGTAGTTACTTCGTCATCTTCAAACTTTTCAGCTACACCTCCCCAGACCTTAGCCATAGCACCCTGTAGGCCTGCGCCTGTTACCTGAGTTGTACCAGCTTTTAGCTGGTTGAAGAAGGCTTCTTTTATCTTCTTCTGTATTTCGCGTAGAAGCTTAATATCTGTGTTAGATATTGCCTGTTCAAAGCCGTATTTCTGTATATCCTCTGCCGCCACTGCTTTTCTTTTCTTATCCCACTTTAGTTCAACTGGGTCTCCTGGTGTAGTTTCAACCTTAGATAGTGGAATGATGTCACCTGGTTCAACTGTAGCTCCATCCAAAGTTACTGTAGACTTATAAGTCTTTATTGTTGAACCTACAGGCATCACTATAGTTCTTTCAAGCTTTAGCATCTTGATTAATTTCTTTATAGACTGTCCGAACTGGTTTGTCATGTCTATTGACTGCGCCTTGGCTAGTTTTGTTGTTAAGTTTGCTTCTGCTGTCATTATTATTTACCTCTTTTCTCAAATAAAATAAGAACCTACTCAAATAAGTCTAGGTTCTCTGCTATCATTTTCTGTCTTTCTCTCTTGTCTTCGATTTTTAAGATGTCAGCCTTATTAAGAGTTTGATTAGTAGACTTCTTTGGTGTCTTGCCTTTCACCCTCTCATTTACAGCATCATCAACGGCCTTTTTAAACATCTCCACAAAGTTATTAACATTAGTCTTTGTTTCCTCTGCGTCAGTCGTAACCAACAAGCCTAGCAAACCATCATCTATGTTAATATCCTGGTCTTTCAATATTCCTCTAGCTGTCTTAGACATCTTATGTAGAGTGTCAGCTTTTTCAAGCTTGTCAAGTTTGGCTTTTAACTGATCTCTTTCATACTCTGCCTTCTGCTGTGCGTTCATTTCTGCCAACTTTACAGCTTCTGACTTCTCAGTTTCAAGCCTTTTCTTGAAGTCATCTTCCCACTCTTTTTCTTTAGTCTTAATTGCCTGAGTAACCCTTTTGTCAGATTCAGACTGTATCAACTTCTGCAATTCTTTCTCTGTATAAGTTTTACCCCCTGCATTTTCTTCTGGTGGTGTAGAGTTGCCACCCTCCCTGCTTTCTCCTGCTCCTGTATCCTCTGCCAGTAGCTGTAAATTCATTCTTAGTCCCTGTAAGTCATTTATCATCCCTTATAGTTACCTTCCTTTCTCATAAAATTAGATAGTTTCTTGACTTGTCTAGGTCATTTTATGCGCTAAAAAAGCACCCTAACTACTGTTAAGATGCTTTATTTACCATTCGTCACCCCATGATTCTTTTATTTCTTCCCATGCTTTCTCACTCAAAGATACATCAGTTGTATACATGATTGTATAAAGTGGAGCATATGGAATTTGTGGGTTTTCCAATGATTTTCTATTTTCTTCTATCATCTCGTACGCTTCCTCTCTAGTCATGCCTATATGTTTTGCATGATCCAGGAAATCCTGTACAGATATTTCTCTATTGAGGTGCTTATCCCTCATTCTTTTTTCAAAATCTATCACTTTTTACACCTCTCAATTATTTTGCCAACTTTTGTTGCTATTTCTCTAGGATTATCACTATTTTTATATTCTGCCCAGGCTTCAGCAATCATCTCACCACATATATCTTTATTCCTATTTCTCCATGCGTATGTGCATAACTCACTAGTCATTTCTTGATTAGATTTGCTCTTTCTTAATTGTATAATCTCTTCCTTTTTGCTAATTTCGTAGTGCTTGTCTATTTGATGCCCAAATTCGTGGTCAAATATACCCTTTATAGTAGGGTTACGCTGCGAATGGAACTTCCTTTCAACCTGTTCTTTTAATGTTTCCAATAATTTATCATAGTTCCCCCCCTGAGCCTTATTGACTGTTATACCGTTAAAGCTTCTTATAACATCATCTATGCTATCCTCTGCAACTGGGTAAAAAAATGATTGAGCTATTAGATCAGATTCAACCTTGTTTATCCCAAGCTGTCGATAAAGTCTCCTACATGTTGCATCAATTTGACTTTGAATATGTTCGTTAGCAATATTATACCCCTTATTTTTAAACTCGTTAATAACACAATCTTTTAAATCCTTCTTCATAAGCCTATTTCGTTCTTGTACTGAACCTATAAACTTTATATTCTCCAAAACCTCCGGAAATTCCTTTTTCATATCGAAAATTCCTTTGTTCCACTCATTAGCAACCCTAACATCTAAGCCCTTGTAAGAACATTTAACTCCTAGATGCTTTTTAGCAAATTCGTCAGCTTCTTTTAATGTTTTAGCCTGCACAAATTGAACTTCACCCATTCCTGTTAATTTATGCACCTTATTAAATGTTATTGATTTCAATCTAGATAACTCTTTTTCTAGCTTTAAGCTCAAGCTATCGATTATATCCCAATCACCATCTATATACTTATCGCTATGATGGTCTACAAGATAATCTATAGCCTTCAACCTTTCTTCAAGTCGCTTTATTTCCTTGTCTACGGCAGTCTTGCTGGTCTCGTCAATCTTCCTTATCTTTACATCCTTGGGTAGTATTCTGTCTGGGTCAATCTCTGGAGACTTAACCCCTGTGGCTTCTTCCAACTTCTTATCTAACCAGTCTTTAGGTATAACCACTTCATAGCCTGACCTGCACCAAGGGTGCATAGGAGGGAAGTTAGATCCCGGTTGTCTCTTATTCATATCAAATACTTGACCATCAAGCTCCTTACATACTTCACTTGTACGCTGGTCAAATATGGCACTGTATTTATATTGCTTAAATTCCTTCTCAAATGGAGTAATAGATGCCTCGTTCATGATATAGGTTCCTTCTGTCCTTATCAGTCTTTCAGCGTCTCGGCGGCTCACATCTTGAAACTTCTTAACTAGTAGATTAGTACACTGCTTGTAAGTGTCACCCCTTATTACTGAATTTCTAAACTGCTCTGTAAGGTGGTTAGCTAGTGCTTCCCTGTTCTTCCATATCCTTTGTGAGAAGTTCTCACCACCTACCCAACTAGTATTAATTAACTTCTTAGCTACATCAGGACTTATCATATTAAAGTTAGTACCAAAGCCTAACATATTTAGGCTATCAATCATAGATCTATTACAAGTCTTAAGCAGATGTTTCTCAATCTCTGCCTGCTCATATCCTGCAATCTCCATCTGTTCCATAAGCATTGATACTCTTAACCCTTCAAGTCTATCTAACTTATATATCTGTCCTCTAATAGGCTCCAAATGTGAGTACTGAGGGTACTTGTCCATAAATGCAGTAAAGTCTTTATATAAGATGTCTCTTTCACCCTCTGACAGCCCTTTTAACAAGGTCCTGTACTCTATTACGTTGCCTTGCCCATACATGCCATAAAAACGCCCTATTTGTCTTTCTAGGGCTTTTCCTTGAGTATCATAGTACTTATCTAGTTTAGTCATCAAGGCCTTTTCGTCTTTCTCAAGACTAGATATCAACCTAGCTTGTCTATCCTTCCAATACTTATCAGATTGTAGGGCATTGAGCTTATCAACCTTACTCTTCTTCGCTACCATCTTATACACCGCCTAGCGTACTATATCCACCTTGTAGAGGGTTTTTATCTAGTGTCTCCTGGTTCTTTCTATCCATCTCATTCTTGACATTTTCAACCGCCGATATAACTTTTAGTTGTGTCTCCTCTGATGTGATGCCCTGTAGATTCTTAGCTATTTCAGTTTCTTCAAGTAAGTTGGCTGGTATATTCCTTGTAAACTGATATTCTATACCCAACCAGTCGTCAACACCTATTTTAGACTGTGGTAGGTTAGATATTAAATTCCAGCGCCTATTCATACCACTGGCAAACTTACGCTCTTTAACTGCTGCCAAATTGGACATAGATTGTAGCTTGTACTTCAGGCTTACACCTGTAGCATTACCAAAGTTTTCATCGTTAATATTGGCCACCATTGATATATGAAATATTAGCTTTTCTAGCCTATCTATTAGATGCTCCTGGGTCTCGTCACTAGATGGCTTACTTAAAAATTCTATTTTAAGATTGTTAAGGTCCTCAGCTGACATATTTATAATACGGCTGTCTCTTAACTTCTTAAGTGTCTCCTCGTCCAGTACAGCGCCTAACACTAACAAATAGGCATCTGCGTAGTAGTCAACGTCATTGGCCTTCTCTGATATTGCTTTGTTAAAGGCATTAATCAAAGTAACCACGTTATCAAATGTCCCTTGTCGCTCCTCATTTTCAACGTATTCAATCATAGGAACATCACCAAAATAGTGTGGCTCAATATCGGTAATCCTAAGACCATTTGAATCATTGAAGTAATATATACCTTCACTGTCTGAGTAAGTACCTTCTAGCTCCTTGTCTTGGTTGGTGTAATATCTAACAGCATATAAAGGATTACGCCTAATACTATCATCATAAATTATAAAGGCCTCTTCAGGGTTTATGTAGGTAATCCCTACCTGTGCAGCCTCATCAACAAACAAGAGCTCATAGGCATGACCGTATATGCTGCATAATTTCGATAGTTCTGCGTTGTTATCGTCTTGGTCATTGTACTTCTGCACTAATTCTATATAGTCACTTACCGCCGTATTATCATGTACTGTCTTGATTGGCCGGCCTATAAAGTAGCCATTTAGAGTATCCACGATATACTTAGCAAAGTTTACCATAAGTCTGTTATCGGGCTTAAATGATTCCTTAGGATCCTGAGTTAAAATATCATAGTTTCCCTTGTACATCTTCATTTTCTTATTTAATTCTATAGCCTTTGATTTATGCTTATTTATAAAATCTTGCAGCAAATCAGGCGTTAGTTCTTGCTCTGGGTCCATTATAAACATTAAATTCCCCCCTTAAATAAATTAACAACCACCTTAGCAGATAGGCACTGCAGACTATATCTAAGTGCATCCATTAAGTGATTGTTGTTGTCTTCTGGCACGTTGGTAAACTTACCTTGTACCTTATCAAATTTAAAGCTGTAAGAGTAAAACTCTTCCTTGGCAGCGGTTAGGCTGCTATCACATACAATTCTAAGAGACTGCAGGTCGTCAATACCTTTGTTGACTGAACCTTTACCCTTGTGTGATTTAGTAATCTTAAGACCGTGGTCATGTTTAAGCTCACTAATCAACCTGTCTTCTGCACAATCAGCTATTATATGTGTCTTACCATAGCCTTTTTTCTTAATCATCCTGGCTATATCCTTTGTGTGCATACCAGTTTGGTAATGCTCGTCAACGATATATAAAGTATCACCCTCTATGTCCAACCAAGCCACGATTAAAGCTGTTGGGTCATGTGTAAAACCAAAGTCAAGTCCTGCTAGTAGTGTGTATCCTTGCTTGGCTAAATAGTCCTTGTCCAGAGGTCTAAATTCCACATGGTCAAATACCAGGCCTTCTGCTACACCCCAGTCACCATCACACACTATCCTGGCTCTTCTTGGATTGGTCTTGTAAAGCTTCTCATATCGCTTTATGGTGGCGTCGTCCAAAAATTCATTGATTTTATATGTCGTAGTCTGCGTGTATACGTCCTCGTCCTCAGTGTCAAAAAACTCTGACTTAAGCCAATGAGTCTCTGACCAGGGGTTAAAAGTCAATATAACCTGTCTGTAGGCTGCAGGGTCATCTAGCTTACCTCTAAGCCCTTCGACTACCGTATCAAGCTTGTCACGACTTTCAAGTTCGTAGGCTTCTTCTAGCCATAAGTGGGTTATGTACCCCTTTTCAAGCTGTATTGACGTCATCTTTAAAGCATCATCAAATCCCCTAAAGAGTATTTTCTGCCCTGTAGGCAAGTATGTAGCTTCCATAGGGCTTATAGTAAAGTTCCATAAATTACTTACACCCAATCTATGTGTTGCACTCTTAAGACCAACGTAGACACTATCACGTAGCGTATTTTGATATCTTCTAGCAGCAATGACATTCATCCAAGGATATTTCATCATCTTGTAGATTATCTCAATCTGTGTTGTAACAGACTTCTTAGACCCTCTAGATCCTTTTATAACCTTGTAGAATTTCTTAGTATGCCAGGATCTATTGTAACCCTGTCCAATTATTTCGCTAATTCTTATTGCTGCCATACTTAATCATCCTCAGGCATATCATCAACGAATGTAGGAATATTTATTGTTAAATCAGTTTTGTCTGTTAGTAATCCTAGGTGCTTACATAGTAATTCTAGGGCTGACTTTTTATCATATATCTTTGCTTCGTATTCTCTTCCAAACTCTGTATCTTTCACCTTAACAGATTGAATACAAGCTAAATCATTTTTATCAGCATCAGCCAATACTTTACCGGTCTCTAAATCCACTAGATCGCTTATATTTACAAATCCTAGCTTGGCCAATTCATCGATCACTCTATCAGCCGTTACCCCTGTTCTTCTTGATCTTTCAGCCATTGCCTTAGCAATCTCATTTGAAATGTTAAGTTTTGATAAGTTTTGTGCTGCAATTTCTTTAGCAGTTTTTACTGAATATCCTGCTCTTATGGCCGCCTGAGTGGCGTTAAGATCGATTAGATATTCTTCTACAAATCGACGTTGTTTGTCGGTTAATTTTGCCATCAGGCTCACCACCTTTCTTAACTCTTGTTTGTTTTACTCAATGCTAACCAACTTTTATATTAAAAATATGAACTGTTTTATACTCCTTAAATTTATGCATCAAAAAAGACACCCTAAGATGTCTTTTCCAAAATAATTATAAATTAAGGAGGTTTAAAATGTATCTACCAAAAGTACCTGTGGA